TGAGTTTGCTGGAAGATAAGTAACCACCGGAGAAATTGCGTCGCCATCTGCGTGAGCTCCCAGTGGGTTAGCTATAAGTAAAGTAATAGCTACTGAACCAGCTGTATTTACAACGGAAGCAATAGGAGAAATGTGGTCTGCGCTAGTACCCCTACGCACGCGCACGATGTCCCCTGCTGCGTACTTATTGGCATCAGAATCTGCCAAGCCGATTACTGTTGAGCTATGGGCTACGTTGATATCGTCAGCTGTTACGCCGGTATCCTCGGCTCTTGTAGCACCCAAGAGGCTTCTATATAGTAAGTCTGTTTCAGGTTCAACTCCAGCTGTTCCGCTTGACTTAAATTCAAAAGGAAGAGAACCTGCTACAGTTTTTTTACCTTTTCTAGACTTATTCATTCCGATTCCTGAATTGGAAACCGCTCTATTTAATAGCTCGTGGGCAGGAGTAATCTCTAGTCCATCTAAAATAACTTGAGCAGCTTCTGCGCCCGCGCTTGGATTGACTGGTGTTCCTTCAGTTGACTCTTCAGTTATAAAAAGTAAGTCGTTATTTTTTACTATATATCCCATTTAATTCTCCTTATCTATTTTGTTTATATCTAACGTTAAACTGTAATCGTACTATTGCCACATTTTGTTCTGCTATAAATTCCGGCTTTTGTATAGATCCTTCATTAACTATTAAAACGTTAGACGCAGAACCGCCCTTTGTTTCTAATATTCTTCTATATATCTTATTAATGCGGGTTAGCAATTCAGCCACAGCCGCTTGCTGTGCTTCGTCATTTCGACCACTTGCCCCATTGATGTAATTTGTAGTAAGAATGATCTCGTAATTTTGGTCAGTTACATGAGCTCCAACCTTGTAAATTGTCTGTACTCCACCTAGGATTCTAACTCCATATCTTTTAGTATTTTGCTTAAAGTTGTTCTTTTCTATTTCGTATATATTAGATAGAGGTGTATAAGTAAGACCTGTTAATATTGTGTCTACCTCAGCCAATAAATTGGTCTTTATGTTAGAAGCTATATCGTCACCTGGAGATACTAGCCCGAACTGTCCAGTTTTTGATCCTTCTGCGTCAATGTACTCAAAAGGATACACAACTTTATTGTCTGGTATAGTAACCGAAGCACCGGAGAAAGTTCCTTCGACGCTTACTCCGAGGTTTTCGATTATCTCTCCTACTTTTAGGATATCCGCTGTAATAACATCATTATCTTCTTCTCCTAGATAAGACCCCCCTTGCGACGGGGCTATCTTATTGCTAGGTAGAGTACCCGGAGTTCCTTCCAAAGTATCGCTATCTTTTATAGATGATAGCGTTGGTAGGTCCTGTGTACCTGTGAATCCTCTAAGGGTGTCATTAGGGCTTACTCTATTAAGAGCTGGTAAGTCCATGATACCAGGAGTACCCTCTAGCGTGTCATCTGGGGCTATATTTACTATCTCAGGTAGGTCTTGAGTTCCAACTGTTAGACCAGCGTCTCCGTAACCGGGGCCATTGGGAGAATAAAAAGAATTGTCTGGTTCTACATAGTCTCCACCTCCTGCTACTAGCACGTTAGCACTATCAAGAGTTCCATTTGCGTTTGTGTCTAGAACTGTATTTGGGTTTATATTTCCACTTATTTCTGTAGATGTAGATAATACTTTATCTGGATCTGTTTCTCCACCGGCGCCACCGCCTGCTACTTGATAAAATCCTGGCGTTCTATTAGGCAAAAACCCAGTTAATTCTTCAAGAGTAGAAGATGCTGCTGGCTGTAGAAAATCAGCATCGACAGGATTCGTACTTGCAAAATCTGCAGCAGTAATAATTGTATCCGAAAAAGTTGGAGAATAATTTGTTAAATCTATGTTTGAAGAAATAGCATTGTATCCAGTAACTGGAGCTTCCATTACTGTTGAAGTGTCGTTAATCTTAAAATCATATGTTGCGTTTTCACTTACAATTACATTGTCGTGCAAATTAAAAGAAGACCAACTATATTCTGCACCGTTAGAAGACATTAGATTTACATCTTGATTTTGATAAGAGCTATTAAAATAAAAAGTATTATATCTAATTAAGTAATTACTAAGTTCTCCTGCAGATAGTGTTTCCCGGAATATTCTTGGCACACTTATATTCCAAAATCTATTATTTTCAAAAATTTTTGAGGAGGTTTCAGTGGTTTGAATAAGACAAAAAGTCGCAGGCCAGACACCCGGTTCTTCTTTAAAATCATGTACATCACAATTTATAAACGAAACGTCTCCGATAGCCATTAAGATACAATTTTTAGATAAACTTCCATCAAATTCACATGATATAAAAATAGGCCCAGTTGCAGACCCGGCGATTGGTCTAGAGTAGTAAAGATCATTTGTATTGATTGGTATAAATTTACAATCCTGGACTTTGTTTGCTCTATTACTTGCCAAAAAACCTAAAAAAGTATTATTGTAATTAGCAGTAGGATTATTATAATCTAAAGTAAATTCTAATCCTTGAAAATAAACAGAATCTGAAAACGCATATCTTGTATCTGCGTTAAGGCCAAGTAATACTTTTGTTTTTGTAGAAAAGGAGGCCGGGTCTCTAATTAAAGAAAATCCAGCACTAATGGAAGATTGAGCATTTAGATAAGTACTAGTCATGGTAGCGGCCCCTCTGTGATAGACTACATCTCCGTCTACAACAGTAGCTACAATTTTATCCCAGCTAAGCCAGGCATCTGCCCAGGATGTTCCTCCATTTGAATCACTTCCTGTGTCTGTATCTACATATCTAGTTGCCATTATTCAACCTCAATCTTTCCGTCTAAGTATAATTTTTCAATTAAAGAGATATGATTATTTATTACATTTTTAGGAGGTAATAAACCATCGCAAGTTTTTAGATCTTTTATTGCTTTTTCTTTAATTTTCTGCTTAATCTCTGGTGTTAATTCCGCCATATATTTCCTTATCTAGTAAAGTATATAATAGATCCTTTCTTCGCCATGTTTTCATTTGGATCTTTTAATCCATCGTCATCGCTGTCTATACTTAGATTTACATTGTTAATCATTTTGTAATATTCTTTATCATAAAATAGTGATTTATTAGCCCAAAAGTCATCATCTCCATCGCTCAAATTGTTAAAGATCATAGACAGGGCCTTGAAAGTAGCTGCCATTCTTACTTCTTCTATATCTAATAGGTCCCATGGAGTTATATAAGCAACATCTCCGCTTGTTAGTTTATTATTGTTGTTATTTCTAAGCCTTTGTAGTATGTAATCTCTAGCTGCCACATGGATATTGATATGAGAAGACAAAGAACCTAGCATATCTGTAGACAATATTTGATCGTAATGTCTTTTGAGCTCTTGATCATCACTGAATACTATGTTAATCCCTTTGATAATCATTGCACTTGTAGTAGCATCAGCACTTATTCGATACCAAAACTTTTCTTGAGAATTTATAGTGTTAACAATTTGATCTGTTTGATTTCTTTCCCAGCTTAAAAATGCACTTCTTGTTAAACCTTTAGTATCATCGTGATGAGTTATTGACGTCCATTCTGCGGTCTTTTTGTAGTACTCTAAGCTAAGGGTAGCGCTTACGGTATTAGGTGTCTCAAACTCAATATAAACCGCTGATATGGGCTTATAAAAACCGATGTATAAGTAATCTTCTGATGTTGCTAAAGTGATAGTAGATGTATCTCGTAGGTAATCACACAAAGAGGCTGTATGATCTATAAATGTTCCGTTATCGTCATGTAGAATTGTTAATTTATCTTTAAGATTGATCACTTTTACTCCTATTAAAAATTAAGGAGCTTATCTCTTATCGATCAACTTGTTTAACAGTTCAAATTGTTTAACAGTTGATTCTCTAAGCTCGTCCCTCAATTGATGTATCTCTTTCTTCACTTCTTCTAGCTTATTGTTATGCAACTCTTTTAGATGATATAGTTCTTTATCTATATAAGTGCGCACTTCAATTAACTCTTTATCTATTTCTTTTTTGTCATTCATTCTAACCTTATAAACATAAGCTAAAACTGTTAAAAAAACTGAAATAAAACTTATAATTATTCCCATTTCATTGGCTGTCATTTTCTATCCCTAAAAAAAAAGGGGCTAGCTCATGAGGTAATATCCCCGTGGGCTAACCCCTGCGATTATTCCGTTAATCTATTTGTTATTTTGCGAATACTTCGAAAACGAATTTAACTTTACCAGCTGTTAGAGCAGCAGTAAGGATACCCATATCGATCTTCTCGCCAGCAGTAAGCTCTACAGGAGCTGCACCAACGTGAAGAGAGTCAAGAGTAAGAGCCGCTACAGCTGTACCACCGATAAATTCATCTCCGCCAGTCTTACCTACGTCTAAAGTCATCAACCCATCAGAGGTACAAGCCTCCTGGACTAGAGCGTGACGCAAATGAACGATGCAATCGCTCTCTGCTTCTAGAAGACTAAGGTCTCCAGTTGCGCCTGCGTCAACACTAAAGTCATAAATAACTTCAATCAACTCAGAGGCATTACCGAATTGCTTACCACATCTTTTCTTATTTGCTACATCAGCCATATATATTTCTCCTTTTTTTGTTTATATTAAGATAAGGCTTAAAAACTAAGCCCTATTTATTAAGCTGTTACTACGATATGTTTCTTATCTCCATCGATTCCAAGAGCAGCTCCGTAGATGATATCTAGAGAGATAACATATCCAAATTGCTTATTAGAGTGAAGATCAGAGATTTTAAAAGTAGGCTCTGTTTGCATAACTAGGTGCATGAAGTCTGGATGGAAAAAGAGACCGTAGTCGTCAGTTTCTCTAGAGTTATCTTCAAACAGGTTCAATCCAAAACGAGGGAACGCTACTTGTCCACCGATGACTGGGTTGTCATCAGCTGCGAAATCTCTAGAAGTAA